GCAGATAAGGTCTTGAATATTCATACGTTGGATCAACCTTTTCCCAATTCACCTTAATTTTAGAGATGTTCGTCAGGTCTATCTTCCCAGCGGATACTAATATTCGGGTGGCGAATTGTGTTCCTGTGGTCACACTGAATGCCCAATGGTCGGCCTCTCTGGTGATGTTTCCCGCACCTAACGAATATCCATCAATAACTCGTATCGCATTCGGATTTACTTCATCGTGGATCTCCCGCTCATACTTCAGCAGTGTTTCACCGTCGGATGCGGTGAACCTTACATCGTTGCCCGTTTCAAGGGCATGGGCGAATGCGAAATTATCCTCGTCAAAAATAACCTTGACGGGGAAGTCGCTACAGTCCGAATCAACCTTGCTGTGATCTACTGTGAGTTTTTTCCTGTAACTCCAACCCGTGAGCCACGCCATGAAATCACCTACTTGCTAACTGCTTCTAATGTCGTTTTCTCCGATATGACCTTCTCTTCACCCGTGAGTGCAACTAGTTTTCGTGACTCGTACACTGTCCCGTCAGCGTTGGCAACGTATTCCGTCTTGACGGCGGGTGCCAGTTCGGGAGTAGGTATCCTGCCATCGAAGTATGCCGATTCCTCTTTGAGTCCCAACCCCTTGACGTAGCAGTGGACGGAACGCTTCTTCGCCACCATGCCGTTCTCTTCCAGAATGTGGACATGGACATTGCTAATCCCGTATTTCTCAACGTCCATAGGATTAGACACGTCCTCGTGATCCAAAACCTGTCCTACCCATGAAAGCCCCGCAAGGTAATCTTTAAGTCCCTGTAAGGTCATTGTTTACCCCTCCCCCTTAGGTGGTTATTTTGAGCGACAGGGTGCAACGCTCTATGGTCGTGCATGAATCCACGTTCAGCCGGATAATGTCTCCGTCGCTGACAGAGGTTGTCCAATCGGTCAGCGTTGTATCGCTGTCCTTCGTGGCGGTGGATATTTCAGGTTCATTGCCACCGCAGATAGAATCATCGTTGGTCGGCGGGAAGTTTGCGTAACTGTCCTTCCACAGGTCAATCTTGATAGAGCCAGACTGGTCGGCAAGGAGGTACGCCCCAACTATCGTGCATGCAGGCATGACAACATCACATTTGATACCCGTTTCTATTGCCTCGCCCCCGCCGTCTATGACTACGTTGAGGAATCGGGTGGTGCCTGTGATGTATGTGGAAGAGTGCTTGTCATTGCCATGTGTTGTCGGAGTCCGGGCATCTGAAAGCCTCGAGTCGTTCCCCTGACAGACATCACCAGCGGATGAGCCGAAGTTCTTATTAAACGCCGTGCCCTTCGCACCTATGGCAGGCTCGAAGTCCGCAACCTTGCTCCCGGAATCCTGAATGATCTTGCCGGACGTCCCGGAGAATGTGGCAAGGTTCCCGGCGGTCGCACCTTCGGGGCCTACTACGTCGCCGGAACCTTCGCCCGACGCCCCTTTGATGTTTCCCTGCAAACTCCATTCCCCGGAGGTCTTCTTGAATACATCCCACGAGGTGGTGTTAAGGTAGAAGTCCCCGTCTTCGCCTTCTGTGGTCGGGTCAACTGCGCCGGACAGGATGGTATTCCCGTCAGTTCCGTCCGCTCCGGCTTCTCCATCGTCACCAATGAACTTCATGGCACCTGACCATGTGGATTCCCCATCGGTGGACACCCTGACATACAAGTCGCCTTCTGTGTAGGTCTCATGCCACAGGGTTGCGCCGTCGATGGAGTAGTTCAAGACTACTTCAGGAGCGGAATCGCCTGTAGCCCCTGTTTCTCCCGTTGCCCCCTGTTCACCCTGTTCACCACGGATATACCACGCCGTCCCCCACGTGGTTCCTTCGTCTGTAGAGAAGCGGACATAGTAGTCATTAGAGGTAGGGGTAGTGTGCCAGGATTCCCCGTCAACGGAATATTCTAACTGTACTTCCCACCCCCGAGGACCCTGTAACCCCACGGCATTAGACGGCTTTATCACAGGGGATGGACTCACCACTGCTCTTATTACAATGTCGCTCACGCCGTCACCCCCTTACGCACCATTAATGTCAACCACGGGCCAGTCGCCAGTCATAATGAGAGAGATGTCGCCATCCGGGTCGGTCAGTTCTATAATGTATTTCTTCTTCCCCACGGACAGGTTGCTCTGGTCGTCACTTGCGATAACGATAGCCACCGTGCCGTCATCACCAAGGGTTATGTCGTCATCGCCGGAAGTCCATGTGTCAAGGACAGCGGAGTCGTAGGAGTCCATGACCTTGAGCGACATGGAGTAGTCGGTGAAGTCCAATCCCGCCCCCGATACCTCGTAGGTGAATGAAAAGTCCCAATCATAGCCGAGTATCAGCGGAGGCAAGGTGTAACGTGCAGGGTAGATCATTTACACCACTCCCTTCCAATAAAAAAGCCCCTCCGAAGAGGGGCCTCGCTTGTTTTGTTGTGGTTATCTACTTTTACTCGTACTTTCTGAACAGTAGGCTCATGGCGTTGAAATCCTCCCCGTATTCAAGAAAGTCCTGCATGTGTTCCAGAGGAACGAGTGCCATCCTTGACGGTAATCCAAAGGTATAACCTGCTGTCTCAATAACCCTTTCGCTGATGTCCCAGAGGTCGATGTCGCCTTCCGCAATGTCGCCCATCTCGAATATCAACCTCTGTGCCGCCTTCGCCACACTTTCGACCGGGGTCAGTTGCGGGTCGTAGAACGATGCGATCTCCCTGACGAGTACCACGCTTTGAAGCGGATAGGCAGCCGTTCTCTTTATCACCCACCACAGCCATGTATCATCATTGTCCTCCGGCCTGTCACCGTGAAGGAGCGCATACCCCACGGCAGGAAAGAACCATGTGCAGATAGCGGTATTGGCAAGAATGGGAAGGAACTTCATGTTCCCGTTCATCGCCGCCTTGACCGACCTCGAACCCGACCTGTAGGTCAACTGGTAGACCTTCGACATCCATGTATAGAACATGGAGACTATCTTGTTGAGTTCCGCTCCCCTCTGGATGCCTGCCCTGTCCATGATGTGTCCGGCAGGCTGTGTGTTCCTGACCACGAAGTCAGCATACTTGACCGCCTTGTCGTGATCTTTCGTCTTCTTCAGTTCCAGGTTGAACGACTTCATCCATATCGCAAGCGTAGCGGCGTAGTCCATCGTGGTGGTCGGAAGGAATGCCGCCTTCTGCAAGTCCTTCTTTGTACTCTTCGTGAACGCTGACCCGATGGCTTCGTTGATATCCCTATGGAATGTCATTGAACGGGTCTTCATCTCGATGGAATTATCGAAGATGAACTTTATCTTTTCAGGGATATTAACAGGGTTGCCGTAGAACTCAATCAACCCCATCGCCGCATGGTGAGGCCCGATGTATTCCGCCGCCGCAGGATAGGAAGTAGTCTGAAGCAATGCCACGGTCAGATTGCCTCCGAGCATGGCGAATGTCGTATTGATGCGTCCACGGTGCAGAAGGTTGTCCATGAACCCTCTTCTCGGTTCCTCCCCGAACACCACATCCTTTATCCAGTTGTCTATCTCCCTCAACTGTTCCTTGCCGAGGATCTCTTTTATTGCAAGCCTCACATCGTCATCCGAAAGGAGCCTTCTTACCTCCCTGCTGTTCTCCGCAAAGGAGACGAAATGGATGACCTCGGTCAGGTGTCCTCCCAGAACGGAAGGAACATCAAGAAGAACCTGCTTGCCCGTGACCTTCTTCGCACGGGACTTTGTGAATCCCCTCTTGGGTGCGCCACCGACAAAGTGATGCTTCTGCGGAACGAGCATCGCTTCCTCTTCCTGCGCCTTGACCTTCTCGTTCTTGTTCGGGTCATACTTGATATGGTAGTAACCACCGTCAAGAGTTCCGAACTTCGTTTCTACCTGACGGTTCCTGACCTTCTGCATCTCAAGTTTAGCGACCCGTTTAAGGGTGTCGTTGGCGGGATCGAAATACTCCTCGCACAATGCCCATAACGCCTTAGCCGTCTGAACGTCCTTCTCCGTCAGGTAATCCTTGATGATGTCAAGTTCCTCTTCCGTCCATGTCTCAAGGAGTCTGCTGTACCCTTCTTCGTTGCCCATATTAAGAAGGAAGGAAAGAAGGTGGTTCCGGGTGAAGGACATATCCAGTTCCCTGACATAGACCTTCTTGCCCAGTTCCCCTCTCTCGTAAGGTGCGAATATCTCCTTGAGCCTGTGATACGCTTCCCCCTGCATTGCAAGTTCCATGTTGGCGGACAGGCGGAGTTTGCCGTAGATAGCCTGATGCCACGGCCCCATCTCCTTCCACCCGTCCATCTTCTGAAGCATGGTTTCGATGGTCAGCATGGAAGCGTGCATCCACCTTGGGTAATGGAGTGCCTTGTCAAGGAACTTCTCGTTTGGATCACGGCTTGTCTTGTGCTTCCGCTTGTTCATCTCGTCAGCGGTCTTGAGAAGGACTTCCTTCTCCTTGTCGAGCAGCCTGTTCCCCTGTGCATCAAGAAGTCCCTGCTTCGTTCGTCCCAGGTGGGCAAGGTGTTCGACCGTCGTTCTAAGTTCTTCGAGTTGCGTCACGGTCATCTGACGGTGGTCTACCTTGTACGCCTCTTCGATGAGTTTGTCCGGTATGTGTATCATCTCTCCGGCTTCGAGTTCCCGTTGCATGAACTCTTTCCGTGAGTCCAGTTCCGCCGCCTTCTTGTCGGATATCTTCTTGAAATTGAACTCCGACAACAAGTTCTGTATCTGTAACAGATATTCAATATTGATGGAAGATGTCTTCGTCTTCTGCTTGGACATCTTCTTCAGAAACTTCAGGGAGCCGTTGATGCGCCCCTGAACCCTGAACGCTTCCATTGCAAGCGCATGGTTGAATATCTGCTGTTCAAGAAACTCCCGTGCGGAAAGGAAATCGCCATCCCTTAACGCCTGTGCGTAATTCCTCGAAAGCCTCTGCATGGCGGCAAGGTACTGTCTCGGTCTGATATCCCTGATTTTCTTGTTCTCAAGGACGGCTCTTGCCGCATCCCTCGCTGCCTGCTTGACCGCTCCCATGTGCTTGAGAAGATCGCGTTTCTGCTGTCTCTTGTCCTCCTGCAAAAGTCTGTGATACTGCTTCAGGAGAACGTCTAACCATTCCTCCGTGGCAATGCTCCGTTCCGCCATCTCTTCGGTCAGGTTACCGAGTGCTTCCGTGAACTTCTCCATGTGTTCCTTTAGACGTGCCTCGACCTCCTGCTTCGCCGTCCTGATGCCCTGCATGTCAAGAAGGAGTTCATGACCACTAAGGTATCCGACACCCAGGATGTCAACCACTTCGTCAACGTGAAACTGACCTTGAGTGGAATAGACACCCCTTGGAAGGGTCTTGACAAACTCTTCCCCGTATTCCTCAACGAGCATCCCCTTGTTGAGTTTCAACCCGCCGTCCTTCACGGGCTTCCTCAACATCTCAAGAGTCTGGAATCGGGGTTCAAGTGCAACCTCTTCCTCGATGCGCTCCTTCGCCCTCTTCTTCTCGTTGGCGATAATGTCCTTGCCGTCTTTCGTGTACGGGCGCATCTTTCGCTTGAGAAGTCTTTCCTCTGTCGCTTCCCGTGCCTTCTTGCGTTCCTTGTAGAAGTCCTCATCGGCAAGTCCCTGTCCATCAAGGGCTTCCATTGCCTCTGTGAATCCGGCACGTTCCTCGATGGCGTTTATCTCTTCCTCCGTTGCGACCATTCTGTCCATGACACCCTTGATCTCGTCAGAAACCTCTACATTCAGTTTTGCGACAGAACGGTATATCTCCGTGAGCCATTTCTTGAACGCCTGAAACACCTTCTGCAACCTTGTTGACGGTGCTTCGCCTTCCATCAGGTACGCCTCGAAGGTGCGTGCGAGTGTTTCCGCATGTTCCCTTGTGAGTGTTTCGCCCTCGTCAAGGTTGAGGTAATCCCTGACCGTGTTCCAATCGTCCACGATATCCTGCGGTGCGTTCTTCCCGTTTGCGTAATTCTCAAGCATCTTGAAGAACATGTGACCTGTTTCGTGCATGAAGGTGGAACGGTCAGCGGACTCGAAAAGGGATACGACCGTCTTGTCGGAGAAGAAGGATATCTGACCACGGTTCTCCTGATAGTACGTGTTCAGTATCTGTATAGCCTCGTCATCGAAAATAACGTAGTTATAGGAGCCTTCACCCTTTGAGCGTGAAGTCCCGTCAAGGTACTTGATACCCTTGATGCCGAGGGAGTTGAGGTATTGAGATGCGGCTTCTGAAGAAGATGTAGCCAACGCGACATCTCTGCTAAATTTTGACTTCCCTTTATCTGTAACAAATGAACCAACAAGACTGTAAAAATCACGTCCATATTCAAGAGATAAATTTGTCCATTCGCCTAATTCAGGAATTATTTCGGCAATCTTTTCCCTTACCTTCTCACTCTGCTCCCCCAACGGCTTATCCCAATCAAGCAGGACATCATCGTTGGGGATATCCACCTCATAGAGTTGACCTTCTGTTCCAGATACAATGTCGTTATTTTGAAGAATATCAAGAGCATAATCGTTTACTGTGTTTTTCCCTCTATTGTCACCATAAGTAACAAACTCTAAGGCACGTTTTATTTCTTCTGTCCCCATTTCTGGAACTTTAGATACGATTTTTTCAATAGCCTGTCCCAATGCTACCTTGTCGGGGTATTTTTTATCAGAATCCTTAATGACTTTTTTATAATCTGCAATAGAATTTTTATCATTAAGTTTGACCCCATTGATTGTAATATAATCTTTCGATAACTTCCCTTGGTACCACTCCGCAACCTCTTTATTCCCTGCGAAGTACAGCCCCCATCCGTATGCCTGTGCGCCCTCGCCCGTGCCGATGTGGTCAAGTGTGAACTTGTCGAACCTGTGAGGAGAACCGTGGTAGGCAGGCTGATGATAAATATTCGCATCGTCAGGGTTCCACGTTCCCTCGTTGTTGATGGACTTGATCTGCGTGGGGGAGAAGACGATAATCTCGTCGAATAAATTGGGATTTTGTTTATTCTGTGATGCAAAAACTCCATCGAAACCCCACTTGTCTGCATTTGCTACCATCAACCGACGCGCATATTCTTTACCCAACACACTATCTGCTTCTTTCCAGTCACGAACATTTTCAACCCACACATCCTCAAGGGTGCGACCTTGGTTAGTAATATGCTGTTTATATTCATCAGTAACCTTGGACTTCCATGTTTCAAACGGACGGGAACCGTCTAGTGCATTATCGTCAATTAAGATAAGGGGGTTTTTTACATCAAGATAAACTGGCATAATATTTTCCCCATACATTTCTGCTTCATTTCTGTTTGGGGTAAAATAAAAACCTTCCCCATATAAACCTGTTCCACCTGTTAACATACTATCTGTGTTTTCGTTTTGGTTTTTCCTCTTGTCGTCAAATGTGTCAAATTTTTTATTCGTCCCGTGATACACCACCAACGGCTTGCCCTCTTCGTCAACGACCTTGGAGTCACCGAACCATTTATAGAAATTGTCGTTCAGTTCTATCGTGCCGTCCTGCCCGTAGGTGATGCCGTCCATCTGCGTAATATCAGTATCCGTGACCTGAAAGTTCATCTCGTCAAACAGTTCACGGGGAGTCTTGCCCATGCGTTTTGCAAAGGCACGTATCCCGCTTGCGAAGATGGTCGCATTGGTCTGTGCGGTCTCTGCATCCATGCCGGACGCGATCTGCTGATTCTTCACAACGTCCTCAACATACTTGACCTCTTTCGCTTCCGCATCCTCACGGGCGACTATCTCCTGCGACCTGCGAAGTTCCTCTTCGACCCTGCGTGGAAGTTCCTCTTCCTGATACCTCTTCGCTTCATTCGCCGTCATCTCTTCAGGTGCGAACTTTATGTCATCCTTGACCAGTGCTCCGTCTTCTGTCGCAAGAACGTTCAGGGCGAACTGCTCAACGGGTATCTCGATATCTCCATCGGTCGCACGGGCTTCCTGCAACTGCTCATACGATATGCCGATCTCTTCCGCCTTTGCGTCTGCGTTCTCCTGGTAGAGTGTGTCAAAGGCTCTGGCAGGCCAGAAGACATGAGTCCTCCCGCTTTCCCTGCCCATCCCCCTGATGAGTTCCTTCATCTTCTCAGGGGATCTCTGTGTCAGTTTGGATTCCGTGACGGCCTTCTCAAGTTCTTCCACCGCTGACCGTGTTGCTTCCGCCCTCTTCGCATAGGCGTACTCGGATATTATCTTCCCCGCGCCACCGAAGAGTCCGAAGGGTGCGGCGACAAGACCTTCGTATATTCCTTCCATAGTGGTCTGCCCAAAGTCCTCAAGGAACATCTCTGCCCTCTCCCGCATCGGTGCGCCCTCTGTCTTTGCCCATATCTCGGTTGCCGCTTCGGGGTATTTCTGAACCCACTCAGTAACGAACTCCGTACCCATGACCTCCGCTATCTGCTTCATAAGCACCACGACAGGTTTGTGTCCGCCTATCATCTTCATGAACTTTGAAAGCCCTATCATCTCAAGGGGAGTCTGCATGGCGGCATCAGAGAGGGCGGCAGTCATTGCCCTGCCATCATCAACACCTTCCGCCTTCAGGTTGCCGTAATCTCCACCCGCTATCTGCGCCCCCATAAAAACCATAGAGGTGATAGGGCCGCCGAAGATGGCAGCCGCTATCTGCGAACCGATCTGTGGAGCCATCCTGACTACATCCTGAAAGTACCCCGATAACCCTTCCGGCCTCACATAGTCGGGGTCGGACTGAATGCTTTTCGCCTTCAAGAGCCTGTCGGCAAAACTCTGCCACTCATCGCTTGTCGTCTGGAGTTTGCCCAGAAACGGAGTATCTTCGACCTTCTGCCTCTTCTGAAGGTAGGCCTTCCTCTGGCCTTCATCCATGAACTCAAGTTGCTTTTCTTCCGTCCTCTTCATCCAGTCGGCGGCAAGGTCGATAAATCCCGCCATGTTCCGGGCGACGTCCTTCGTGCCTTCTTTGAGGGGGGCAACAATAAAGGTCTCAAATACATTCGGCTTACGCAGTGATGCCTCAATGCCCGTGAGTGAAGGTATATCATCCCTCGCCATAGCCATGTAAAGAGGGTCCATGAGGTACTTAGTCAGAGTCGGGTAATCCCGTGCGACGGCGTTGAAGTCAGGCTCCTCTTCCGTATTCGCAAGTTTGTCCGCCTTGTCGGGATTCTTCTCGATGTACCACCGGGGAAGTCCTGTCTTCGCCTCCGTGTTCTGTATCCTCGCTTCGTGGTCGGGATCGGATGCGATGGACTTGTGATAACTCTCCACCAATGCCTGACCCTGCCAGATCGCGGCAAGGTTCTCTTCGCTCATGGGTTTCTTCTTGTACTTCGATGTGTCTATTCCCAGGTCAGCGGTATTCTCTTCCTCTTCCGGCGTTGCCTTCTGGTAGCCGGACATATCTATACCAGTACGGAGGTCAATCTCCGGCTCGGCGGGAACAAGACTCTTTTCCTGTTCTTCGTCCACTTCGTGTTTGGAACCCATGACCTTAAGCATCTATTCGTTCTCCTTGAGCATTATGTCCTCTATCGCCATCGTTATCTGTTCCATGTTCACAATAAGCCCGTTCTCATTGAGGAACTTGACAGCCTTGTCAACGTATGACTGGTCAACCTCATAGAGTTTTCCGTTGAATATGTCCTTATCGAACCACCACGGCTTTTCGATGGCGACATCTATCTCCATCTCCATCAGGTTGATGCCTGCCTCATACTTCTCCTTCTCGTTCAGTTTCCGTCCGGCGTTCTCTTCGAGTTGCCCGACAAAGTTGTCATAGGACTGCCTGAACTGCGCCAGTTTCGTAACGTGATTTTTATTCTTCGCCTTGTAATTGTTGTCTGCCTTGAACTTGTCTATGACCGCATCGTACCCCTTGAACTCGCCCTTCCCTTCGCCCTTAATGTTCGCTATCAACTGGGTCTCAAGTTTGCCGACCAGTTTTTCATCAAGCCTGCCGTCAACGTCCTTGTGAAATTTCAGCAACGCGCCTTCACCTGAGTACTCGCCGTTCTCGATGGCGCGTATCTTTTCTTCGTAAAGTACGAGTTGATCTTCATAAGGCACGGGTTCTGGCGCGAACATCTGGTGCGCGAGTTTAATGAGCGATTCCTCGTCTCCGGCAAGTTTCAACGCTTCCTCAAGGGTCTTCGCATTCTGCAAGGCGTTCTTCTTGCCGTCGTAGACGTTCTTCTCCCTTTCCGCGTTGAACCTCCGCTCGTCAACATAACGCGCTTCGAGTTTGCTTATGAGTTTTTCCGCACGTTCTCCCTTGTATTTCTTGTCTATCTCCGCCCGTGCCCCCTGCTCATTGTGAAGCCCGTATTTCCTGAACAGTTCAGTCGCCTTGTTCTGCGACCATGAATCTATCTCGACACCGCTGATGGACTTCTCTATCTCATCCTTCACGGAACCCTTTATCTCATCCTTGTGCCCCTCGTACCATGCGCGCGCATCTGTCCCGTCAGTATCGGGACTCGCAAGCATCTGGTTGATGACGTTCACATGAATTCCGGAAAGGTACTCTTCCTTCTTGAGCGCGATCGCTTCTTCGGGGAGTCCCAGGGTAGCGGCGGCGACGGTTATCTGCTCAAGTCCTTCCGACACGGAATCATTGAACGCGACCATATCGGTATAGTTCGCCGTGGCATCATTGGCGGACTGCGTTATGAGGGCGGCTGTTACTTCCCCTTCGTACACCCTCAGCTGTTCCGCTTCATGCCGTGAGAGTTGATCCCGTGCGGTCTCAAGTCGCGTGAACGACATATCATGGAAATACTTCTTCTGCCGTTCTGACTTGAGTTCGCCGGATATAGTGTCATAAATATCCCGCAGGGCTTCGTCACCGTCACGGTACAGGTCAACGGCGTTCTTTCCCCGCCTTGAAAAGAATCCGTTCTCCCCGTGAAGCGTTCCCCTCACCTGCTCAAGCAGCTTGGCGTAGGCTTCCTTAGCCGCCGTCTGGTCAACCTGCTCATAGAGTTTCAGGGCAGTATTGCCCAGTGAATCCCCAACAGACATGAGGCGGTTGCCTGCCTGCTCAACGGCACGACCGACACCCGACCCGAAAGCCTCCGCATCAACCCTGGGAGTGGGGAGCGGCCTTAACTGTTCCTGCGGTGTATATCTGGGCACCTGCGGCATCTACATCACACCCCGTATTTGTATGCGTACCACTTGTCGGCGACCATCCCGGCTCCGGTCAGCAAATTAGATCCCGCACCGAAATATCCCGCCTGACGAGCGTTGGAGGCTCCCGCCTTTGAGATGCTTGCCTGCGACTGATACCCCCATGATTCCCTCCCGGCGTTCTCCCTGATAGTCCATGCGTCCATCTCGATAGACCTCTGGGTATCGGCTATAACGTCCATAGGGGAACCCGTTGAAAGATTTACGCCTGAAGCCCCTAAAACTGCACGCTGACGCCCCTTGATTCTCGCACCCTGCTCCCTCATCAGTCTTTCTTCCCGTGATGCTCTCCGTTGAGAATCAGCGGCCTGTGCTTCGTAAATCTTCGCCTGTGCATCCATTGCCGCACCCTGTGCCTGACCTTGTGCATAGGCTCCGTAGGCGGACGTTACAGCACCAAGACCCGTCATCACAAGGGAGGCGGTCTGAAGGGAAGCGGCTGTCCCTGCGGCGGCTGCTCCTCCCCCTGAAGTGAGTGCGGCAAGTGCCGTGGTTATGAATTCACACATATCATTTATCGCCTCTCTTTCGTTCTATCCTGTGAAACGGCATCCCGAACGGTCCGAAAGGTTCAGGCTCGAATACCCTGAATCCCACCCATTTGGCCCACCGGAGCGACACCGTGTTCCGTGCGTCTATCCAGTTCACAAGGACAGGGTAAAGATCGTGCATGTTGTCTATCCAGTACTCCCTGCCCTCTCTCAAAAACCTTCGCCACACCCTCTTGTCCCGTATCATTTCCGACGCCAGCATCCACGGCATCCCTACAGGAGAGAGGATGTTCAGACCGCCGACCCCGAACATCCCTATGCACCTGTCGTCAAGGAGTATCGACCAGGTGACGGTCGCCTTTTCGTAGGATCTAATCAGCGCGTCTTCCGGGGTCGTCTTAGACGAAGCCCACAACTCATCCACATCGGCCTGTCTCAACCCGATGGAAAGGAGTTCGTCTATATGTCTTCGCCTTGCCGTGACTACGCCGTCCATTATTTCCTTCCCGCGTCAAGTTGCGGAGTGATGGCAAGTATCTCCATAGGCAGAGGTTTTGACTGCTTGATGTATATGCGCCCGTTCTGCTCCCACCCCGTGTCCATCAGTATCCTTGCATCCCCCGTGTACAGGTCATTTGCACAATCGGGAAGGTTCTTCAGCCTGTCCGCATTCGGCCCCACCTGGATACCCTGCGTTTCGTAAACCGATACCCACACGGTGTTCACAAGTTTAGGCCTCGTTATGATAGTGCCGTTGTTCGTCTGTACCTCTATCCCTAGTGTCTCCACAACACTGTCATATGGTAAGCCTACCTGTACGACCGATGCGGCAGTGGTTAATGTTATCTGCCCCGACGCGACGGTCTTTGTCCCTATGTATTCCCCGTCGGCAAGGACTGCAACGGTCTGACCTTCGAGGTGCGAAAGTCCGGATATCGTGGTAGCCGCCGCCCCGTCGTAGGTCAATCCGCTGTCAACAAAGAAAGCATCCTCAAGGTCATCCCCGAAGTCGCGGGTATGCAGGCGTTCTATGTACCTGACGGTTGCGCTGTTGACCGTCCTCTTGACTACTATCCAGACCTCGTCCTCATCCGCTCCGGGGATGACGCAGACCGATTCCACTTCCGCACCCGTTCCGGCAACGGTATGTTCCGTCCATGCGAATACCTCATGTTCCTGCAGGTACGTGAATGAGAGAAGTTTTCCGTCATCCCTGACCATCCAGATGACAGACCACGGCTCCTGCTGATAGGCCATGTCGATGATCGTGTAGCCGTCGAAGTAATGCTGTGAGAATATCGACCTGTTCAGGGATGTGAATACATCCTTCTCGTAGGTGTAGGCAAGTTCCCTGATGGTATTTCCCTTCCTTGCACAGAAGAGGATGGAGTTGCCTATCACAAGAGGCTGAACCTTGTTCGCACCCCTTCCCTCCTGAAACCGTGCCATGATGGAAGTGGGTGTAAGAATCTCATCGCTCCCGCCTGATATCCTCCACACGCTCCCAGAGGTCAAGACTATCAGGTTGTTCATTGCAACGATGTGCTCAATGGCGTTCATCTTTGCGGAGTCAAGAGTAGCGGAAACCGCATCGTCATCGACAAGGGGAAGGCTCGTGCTGAAGTCCACGTAGTCCTGTGTTTTAGATCCCCATATCGTCTGTGGTTCTTCCGGTGTTCCCGCAAACCATAATCTCCCGTTGCCAAATCCGCCCGTCTTCGCATACCCTGGCGTGGTTCCCCATGCGCCGAGTGCCCAATTGTTTATAGGCACAGTCAGTTGCGACATCCTCTTGTAGACGGTCGCCCTGACCGACGTAGCAGACGAGTATGTGGAAATCTTCAGGTATGCGGTTCGTGCTTCACGCAGTTTCCTCACTGCCCACCTGAATTCATGTGAGTCGCCAGATACCCAGAATTTTATTTTGGGTGTTACGTGGTTGTAGTCCTCTGACCGTAGTTCGTACTCTTTCGTAATCCTCGTGGTGCTAGTGTGGTCTGGGTATGTATCGAGAACCTTGTATGTCGAACCTCCGTCAGTAGAATATCGCAATTCTACATATTGGTCGATACGATCACCAAAGGAATACAAGACCTCAAAATTGCCATCAACGTTCCACGGACCACCACCAGTAATATCACCAGCACCAGAAGGGTTATATGAGTCGACATCAATCTGCTTCCCCTCATCGTAGTACCCAATCTTCAGCCACCTGCCAACATCAGCGGAGGTGAATAGGTCTGCGCTAGACGTGACTGTGACCGTCTGCCCGTAAAGCCCCGTGGAACCACCATAACTTGTGACCGTCAAGGTGTGGGAATCATCATCGTTGTCCTTCATGAAAGGCCCGTTCTCCCAGTCGAAGGTGTCAAGAGTCCATGTTGTATGGGCGGAACGGGTTATCGTTCTCGTGTCGTATGAGGGATGGAAGACATAGAGGGTGTCGGCAGACTGTTGGAAGCGGAGATCGAACAGAACGCTTTCAGGCCACGGGGTCGCTATCTCGTAATCGGCATCGGCTACCCACTTGTCCTCCCATGATTCACCCGTTCCAGGTTCGGTCGTCGCCCCCGAAGTGTGAGCGGAAATACACCTGTAGATCACATCGTCATTCTTCACGAAGTCCGCAACAACGTAGCCAGTCGCTGTCGCCCAGGCGGATGTAGTGGACGTGGTATGGACTACCTGCCCACCGTCTTTGAAGACCCTCATGTAGTAATCCCCGAACTCAAGGGTATATGCCTGTGTGGTCGAGAACTCAAAAGAAACTACCCTGACCGCTTTAGACGAGTCCTTGACCGTGCCGATGTACTCGAACCCCGGACGGTTGATAACGCCACCCTGCGGAAGGACGATGACATTACTCCCTGTCCTTAGTCCGAGGTAGTATTGATTAAGGTCAGTCCTCTTGTGTAGTGCCGGGGCAAGCACCCCCGCGGCGAATGACGGCCTGATAGGGTAGAGGCTCATGGTATTACGAAGTCCTCCGGGAAGTCAGTGCGTCAGAGGTGAAGACGAACTGCCTGTACCCCTCCGCCTTGGACGCGACGATGGCATGGTTTATGGCGTGCTGATAGAGTTTGAACATGGTGTCCTTCGCGTCTTCCCTCTGCGTCAGCGGATAGGCGATGTCATAGGCAAGCCTCAAGGCGAAACAGGTTACAAATTCAGGAGGCCATATGCCTACGGTATCTACGACATAGGTGTACCTCGCTACCGCATCTTCCACATTGCACCAGATGAGAAGACCGTCCTGCGAGTCGTTGAGTCCCACTTCATACTTGATCTTCTGTCCCAGAGTCCCGGCTGTGTCGATAATCTCCCTGACCATTGCACAGTCATCGGGGTACGTGTATGCGTAGTCCCACATGTCGGACTCTTCGGTTTCATCCTCCGTCAGGTCAACCTCAAGGGACGCGAAACGCCAGTCCGCCGCCCGGAGTGTTTCACGCAGGGAGATAGGCCAGTAGAGGTTTATGAGTTCAGCCTCGGTTGACGTGTCCGTATCGAGATCCGTCAGGCTCATCCCCGCAAGGTGGCGGAGGGCGATATTGGCAATATTGGTTTTAGTAAGGGCTGAATACCCGGAACTGCTCATGATTGAAGCCCTCCTTCAAAAAAAGAAGGGGGCAAATGAATGCCCCCTGTGTTGTTATGCCCCTGCTCCGTAGTCCTCTGTAGCCAGTACAGTGCTGACGCTGTATGCCCTGCCGTCAAGTGTGGCGGCGCAGACATAGAACGCGGTCTTTGCAGTATCGGTTATCTCAAGGGTGTATATACCCGTGGCAAGAGGCTGTACCAGGAGTGCCTTCTTAGCCGTGAAAGTCGCAAAGTCCGCACCCGATGCGCTCTTTGCCTGAACCGTGCCCGATGCGGAAGTCCCAGTAAGCCCAACACCCGTAGCAGCATCGGACAACCAAACCATGAACGGACGTGCCCCGTCAACGGTTGCCGCCGCAGCGTCCTTGAGCGTGATCGCGACCTCGCAGACGTTCTCCGCCCCCGCAGAAGCCGCAAAGGTGAAGGATGCAACGATGTCGTCGAGTTCATTAAGTTCAGCAGCGGTCGCCGTGACCGCAGTTCCTGCCCCCAAACCGAGTTTCAGTCCGGAGTCAGCTATGGAGATCGTGTCTATGTTCTTGTTGGCACCGACAATGACCGCCTTTGATGCAGTAACCGTCCCTGCCACTACATCGGTCAGGTACGCTACCTCATCGGCATCGACATCGGTCAACCTTTTAGCGAGAGCCGCGCCGAACTTGTTTGCCCTTCCTACAGCCATTTATTCATCCCCTTCCATGAGGGCAAGTATTTCCTTCTTTGTCATGCCCTCGTCCACTTCAAGTCCCTGCGCCTTCGCCATTTCAAGAAGATCGTCGTGCTTCATCCTGATGGACGCCTTAACTTCGGGTTCCGGTTCCTCTTCCGGCACAAGCACGAAATGAGGCGGGGGGGCAACCCCGTCAGCGAACCAACAGAGTTCCCCCTCGCGCCGTCTATGCTGTCCCGGAAACTGGCATTTCCGTGTGCATAGGTACTGCTTCATAACGTGTTACCCCCTATGCGGTTACGCCGGCACTCTGTGCGTCGAGGGTGATGTAAGCGTCAAATATCCCCGCCGTTGCCGCCTCGGTGCCGATGGTGTACTCAAGGTTCAGGTAACGCAGGCCGGAAGGAACGCTAATGGGAACCTGAATAACGTCAGTCCCTGCACCAACATCACTGCCTACGGATATCTGCTGTGAACTCCACAGGTTGACCGCCCCCGCGCTGAATGTCCCATCCGCATCTGCCTCAAGGTCGAAGTCAAGGGTTGCGGTATCGTTTTCCGAATCAAATGCAGTGGTAAATACGATGTTGAGGTAGACCACCCTGCCTGCAAGCCTCCCTGCCGCCTGAAGGTCAATGTAATTGGTGCAGTCGTGAGCAGCGGCAGTCCCGTTTGTCCCGCTCGAAAGATCAAGAGCATCCGCAAATTCCAGGTCGCTATCTACAAAAGCCATGTCTGGTCACTCTCCTTTTCAGTTTCTGTTAAGCCCACTAGGAAACCTGGGACTCGGTGCTGACTATCGAGTCACACTGTTTGACCGGGATGCCGCGGAAGAACGTGGTTGGCCTTCCGGCGTAGTCGTTCAGTGTGAGGTACACGTTGTGTTTGTCCTCGATCATGATGTCCAGCCACGTCTTGACAGTCCTGCTCACGTAGAACACGGGACGGCAGGCGTTCTGGTTCGGGAGAAGATTCTGCATCTGGATCATGTACTGGATTAAATTGATCGAAGAGTCGGAGGAAGCCCCATAGGTCGCGAGTGCGGAACCGTCGATGTTGGCGAGCCTGACGAGGTAGCGCGCATCCTCAACGGCAAGGCCGGACTCCCACACGTAGTGAGTCCTATAGCCCTCGTACCAGCCGTTGGTCTCGTCTCCGAGAGTGACCTGCCCTTTGTCCTCCATCGCGAGTCCTGCCTTGGAAGCCCGTGGGAATATTCCGTATATCGGCCCCCATCCGACAAGGAAGATGGAGGTGCAGTCAGTCCCGTCGTCAGTCCCGCCCCCGTCGAGTACGTAGGTGCCGAGCGCGCTAGTCCTGACGGAAAGGCCGTTGAACTCCTCAGGTGCGGTCAGTGCGTTGCCGTAGAACAGGGTGTCGGCAAACTCCTGGGACATTCCCTCAATGTGTGCCTTGTCCTGTCCTGCCCTGAATGCGGCGGTATTGCCGTTCAGGTCAGCGATCTTCTTGTCCACCGAGCAGTACGCTTCGAGCATCCCGCAGGTCTCGTCTATCTGCTTCGTGGTCGCCTTGGTGTCGGTGACACCCCCGTTCAGCTTGCGCCATGTCGGGGTAGGAATACTTGCCCTCTGGATGATGCGGTGTCCAGTAGGAAGATTGCCTTCCTTCCAGGGGATGTCCTCGATTATCGGGTTGGTCTCACTAAGTATCTCCGCTACAGGCCCGATGTTGCCGGACGGGTCGAGCATCTTCGCTACGTCGATAAGGTTGAGCTTGTTCCCTATTTCTGTTGCCATCTCAGATCACTCCTTTTCAGACATAAAAAAAGACCGCTCAATGGCGGCCCTCACTTGTTGCTATTTGTTTGACTCACTTCATCCGCTTATTTCGTCTGATACCTCTTCGCCAGTTTCTGCTCCGCCGTCAGGTTGGACTCGTCATCCGCCTTACTCCCCCTGCCGTCGACCCACTTGTCATCACCCATGCGAGTGCCCAGTTTCCACAGGTCGCGGATCAATTCAGGGTGTGAGGTGAAGCCCACGGAATCCAGAAGGGCAATAGTCTTGTCGGAGAAGAGTTCATTCATCGCCTTGCTCGCAAGTCCTGCGTTCTCCTTGAACGACCTCCCCCCGTATTCAGCGTCGCTCTTTGCGTCTGACTTCCACTTCTCCACCTGGTCGGAGTATGCCTTCATCTCACCCTTGCGGAGTTCGACATAGGCATCGGTCAACTTCTGCGCCTTCTCGTTGCTCAGTCCCATCTCCTTGAAGAGCGGTGAGAACGATTCAAGCGCTGTCTCGTCCATCTCGATACCGTCAGGCAGTTTGATGTCGTACTTCTCCGGCACTTCGGACTCTTTCTTTTTCTCGTCCTCGTCCGGCTTCTCTTCGTCTGCCTTCTTGCCCTCTTCAGACTCCTTCACTTCCGCTTCGGGTTCCTTGACCTCTGTCTCGTCAACGGAAGTTCCCTGCTCTGTTCCCTCATCCGGGGTAACGGTGTCATCCGTTCCCGAAGTCAGTATGTTGTCCTCAGACATGATTTCTCTCCTTTTGGTCGGTTTTGTGAAGCAATAAAAAGGGCGACCGCTAGGGCTGCCCTGTCTTGCCTATACAATTAGCGAATGTGTTCGATTGTTTTGCCGTTGTCATTCAGTAGGTATGCCTCGTCAAACAGAAAAGTCTTATGTGTTTCAGTATCGCGTAGCCACGGCAGGAACACCACCTCTTGAAGTCGCTCCCCGTAGTTGCCTTCTTCTCCTACGAAGTCCCGCTCCAAGCGGGAGCAACCATGCACTCGCACTTCGTGTGGTGTAATATCGCTTGATCTTGAGCGCACAATGGCTATGTCGTCATGGGGATAATAAACATCTTCATCCCGCATAAACGACTTCACCACAACAACAACTACGGGGTGCCCTTCTCGCTTCTTGTTCGCATAAAACCCCATTTGCCTTGACGCCGCATTGCTGTACTCCGCTGTTTCTATGCCCGGAACAACCATCCATCCGTTCTCGCTTCGCATCTTCAAAATCATTTTGCCTTCCTCCTTCTGTCTATTTGTCTGCCTGTCTGTCTATAAAAAACAACCCCGGCATCCCATAGAACACCGGGGAGTATAGTTGCGACTGTTGCGCCGGCGGGGACAGTCGCCACCCCCTATTACATGACTAATGCCGCCCACCCGAGTGAACGGCATCGTTACTCCTTCTGCCCACTTAATTGGCAGATGAGCTACTTATTGGTGGGGGCCAGGGGGCCACATGGCGGCCATCCTAAATGGTCGCACTGTGTCCGTCACAGACGGCGTGGCCTTGTTCCCTCGCTTCCCCCATTTGGTGGAGGTGGGGAGAATTGAACTCCCGTTAGGTGTCCGCGCTATGCGCCGAGACCTCTTCCCTGTCACCCCCGCTTACTTGCTAATGATCTTCATCCACCTTGCATAGAGTTTTTCATCGTCGTTATACCAGTGTTGTTCCCAGAATACGAAGTCCTCAAAGGACGTGAATCCGTAGCACTCACCGCTGTTGAATACCAATGTCCTGTAATATCCACCGTCGGGAATATCCCCCATCTCTTTTAGCCTTGCCCTCAACCGTTTGCTTGCAGTCCTGTCTCGCCACCACACGATGGGGTTCTTTTTGAAACTCCGAGACATAGAATCACCTCACCACATCGGCTCAACGTATTTGCCTATGTACCACGGTTCCTCTGTCTTCTCCGGTTGCCATCCGTCGAACTGACAAGTATTGCTTGACGGTTGCAACTCTTCGGTATCTCCTAACTGTTTCATCAACTCAAGCCCTGCGACTACAGGGTCAATGCAGTCTGCTCACTTTCCCATATATTTACCTACCCTTTCTTCTCCCTGAAGGAATAGATCCCGTCCTTCGCTTCTCTCTGCATGACGGGAAACATCTCAGGACACGCTTCCATGATGTCCCGCATGATCGCAAGTCCTACGTTGCGATGACCCTCAAGGAAGTACCCCCTCGAATTACCCGTGAACGTAGACCTGAATACCCCCGTGAAGGAGAGTAGCCGCCAGATATAACGGCGGAACCTCAGGTCGTGCATGAGGTCGTAAAACTCCGCAAGTTCCATCCGTCTGGCTTTCCCGTCCTTCTCCTGCTGTGCCTTCCCCTCTGGCTCCTCAGGCTCGAATATCCCTGCGCTAGGCGGGAGCATTATGCCCTACCTCCCTGACCCATCAACGCCCCTATCGCGTTGTTCTCCTTGTTCTCGATGGCTGACATGTCCTTGCCTACCTGTGC